ACCAAGCATGGTTCTCCTTGGGTTGATGACGAAGATGTTCCCGAAGAGTTGCGTTCTACATCTGCCCCAGAGTTGACGGAGCAGCAGAAAAATCGTGGCGCTACTGATGAGTTGTTCCATAATCGTTGGGAATGGGTGTTAGGTGAGATGATTCACTCGTTCGAATGTCATGTAGATGATGATTGGGATAGTCAGTTCTATTCTGGTACTATTGATCATGACTGGGTCAAGGACAAGGAAACTGGATTGTCGACAATGAAAAGTGGTCCTAACCATACATTCTCGGTTGACAATGATGCACGAGATAAAGCATACGCCCGACGCAACAATGGATTGCGTTTGTTTGCCAAGTATTACAATGGATTGTGGGATTGATCATGACTGAAGAGAAGTATAGGGTAACTTACACGCTTCAATGTGAGTATGAGAATGTCAATTTGCCAGGAGAACCAAAGCAGACTTTGATCCATCTGGCATTCGATGGCACTGATGAATCGATTACAACTGTTGTTGATCAGGTTGCTATCTTTCTAAAAGCGGCTGGCTATTACTTCAGTCATCTTGAGGTAGTTAAAAATGCTGATACCAACTAAGTACAGTATCGGTCACACATTCTGGGTGCCACGTGTTCATAAGATGTTTGTGACCACAGAAACTCTTACATATGAGGGTGAAGATTGGACACGTGATGTGTATGAAATGCGTGCGTTTGTCAAACAGAAGGTTGTCAAATGCATGGAAATTCAAGTGAACGAGAATGGTAGTTTGCGTATTGTGTATGGCGTAGCGAATACCGATGACAACAAACCAACTTTGTTACAGTGGTATCCAGAAGCAAACATTACTGATCACAGCGAAGAAACAGCACAGCAGTTTGCTGATGATCATTTGAAAGATAAACCAAACGAAGAATACTTTGGTAACTAGGAGCTAAATAATGATCGATCATGCGATGCAATTGGTTATGCATAAAGGTGCGCTGTTGAAGGAGATTGCTTTCCTACAAACACAGCTTAAAGATCACGACACTGGACATATCCGTACAGCTATCAGTGTTCTTGAAGGGCGTGTTAAGGAAATTGATGAGTTTTTTAATGATGTAACTAAGAAGTCATGGCATCTGATGAATAATATTGTCAGTTGGGACAAGATTATGTCTACGCCTGGTAATCTGTGAGAATTGATCGGGGTTAGTTCAAATGGTAGAACTACAGACTTTGAATCTGTGTGTTGGTGGTTCGAGCCCATCACCCCGAACCATTATTTCTTCTCAGTGCCTTTCTTCGCCTCATCAAGAGTCTTGTAAAGAGCATTCATGTTCTTCTGACACTCAGTATTCTTTGAATGTAACTCAACGAGCAGCTTTGCAACTTGAGCATCAGTCAAGGTTTCTGGATTGGGGAAACGGCGGACATTCTGACAGTAAAACGTGGAACGATCTGGTACATAAACTTGCAGCTCAGTCTTAGTAATTACCTGTGCTGGTAGAGCAGCACATCCAGTTAATGCAAGAGTAGAGAAAGCAGCAATAAGTATTTTCATTTTGGTGCATCCTTTAATTTGTTGACTGTTTTCTTTAGAACATCAGATGCTGGTCTATCAACTGTTGTTTTAGATTCGATGTCAGTATTGATCACTGTCATCTTATCTTTAAATGTTTTCTTATCCGCAGCGTTTTCAGCTTCTATTTCTTTCTGCTTCAAATCCATTGCTGCGAGCTGTTCTTTCATTGCCTTCTGATCTGCAATGTTTTGTTCTATCTGTTTTTGATTGTATTCTAGCAGAGCCTCTCGCTCAATGCCTTTACGCCACTGGTAATATCCAGCAGTCAACGAACCAAATACCAATATGCCAATAAATATATAAAGTTGTAATCTACCGAACATAATTAACCTCCATAAAGATAGAGTATTTATATGGACACTTACCTTGTAGTACCAGAAGAAGCAGTGAAACAGGCAGTTGAGTTTTTCGAGAAACTTAATGAGCCAAGCAACTTCCTCAATGTGTATAATGCAGGTCAAGAATTCAAGTCAGCTGGAATGACGCCAATCTATCTGCTTGATCAGGCTCATATGGATCTGTTTGTTGTAGCAAAAGAAACCTACAAAAAAAAGTTGCATTGAGCCTTTAAAAACGGGTGCTTAGCACCTATATAATAACTGAGATGCCATTCGGGTCTCAAATTCTAAACTCTCGCTTAACAGGAGAATTAACATGACATCATATAAGTTCGACCACACATTCGCTGACCTCGCTAAGTTCGATAAGTTCTTTGTCGGTTCAGATAAGTTCCTTGCCAAGGTGCAGGAAACAGCCAATCATCTGGCTAATACCGCAGCTGCTGCTGGTTATCCTCCTTTCAATCTTAAGAAAACAGAAGACAATGTCTATGTAATCGAAATGGCTGTTGCTGGTTTCGGTAAGCAAGACATCGAGCTTACTCTTGAGGAAAACAAGCTGAAGATTGCTGGTCACACTACTGTTGATACATTGACTGAAGATGGTGTTGATCAAACATTCCTTCACAAGGGTATCTCTGATCGCCCATTCACTCGCACATTTACTCTTGCTGACAATGTTGTTGTTAACAACGCACAGATGGTAAATGGATTGCTGAAGATCTGGCTTGAACACATTATCCCTGAAGATAAGAAGCCCAAGAAAATTGACATTACTGATGATGAAGTGACTACTAAGAAGAATGCGAAGCAGTAATGCTGTTCGTTCTTCCTCTTATAAAGTATGCAACAACAATGTTGCAAAGACAAAAAGCATACTGTAATGCGTACAACGAACTAAATTCTCTGTCTGACAGAGAGTTAGCGGATATAGGTGTGACACGTTGTGAAATACCCAAACTTGTTATGGACACTTTAAATAGTCGCGTGCCACTCTAAATCCTATAAATAGGGGGGAGAAATCCCCTCTATTTTTTTATTAGGAGTTTGAGATGCAAATCACAAAAGAACAATTAATTAATTTTTTCGAAGACACTGACGATTTTGTGCTTGAGAAATTTGTCGACCCAATCAACAAGGTAATTGAAGAGTTCGAAATCAATACACCTGAACGTATTTCTATGTTCCTTGCTCAGATTGGACATGAATCTGGTGGACTTACTAAGCTCCATGAGAATCTAAACTATAAGCCAGCTCGTTTGCTTCAGATCTTTCCGAAGTATTTCAGAGATGTAGATCCAGCTGATTACAACACCCCAGAAAAGATTGCCAACCGTGTCTATGCTAATCGCATGGGTAATGGCGATGAAGATTCTGGTGATGGTTATCGTTTCCGTGGACGTGGTGCAGTACAGTTGACTGGTAAGTCTAACTATGTTGCGTGCGGTAAGGATCTTGAGGTAGATCTTACTGAGAATCCAGATTATCTGGAAACACCAGAGGGTGCAATTAGATCAGCTGCTTGGTTCTGGGACCAGCATGATCTTAACGACTGGGCTGATGATGGCGATGTTCTTACAGTTACTAAGAAGATCAATGGTGGAACTATTGGATTGGATGAACGCAAGGAGCTTTATGAAGAAGCTCTGACTATCTTCGCTTAATAGGAGATAGCAATGGCAAAATTCGGTAAGTCAATTGTTGCTGATGATGAAACACCAGCAACTCCTGCACCTGCTCCAGCAGCACCAGTAGCTCCTTCACCAGTAACTGTTATTGATGTTAATAATGGGGCGCAACAGTCTGCTGCTTCTGCTGTTATGGCACAACAAACAGTACAAATGGCATCTGTGCAGGCAACTGCTCAGGCTGAAGCTTCTGTTGGTTTGGCAGAAACATCTATCGACAAAGAAATTGTCGAAAATCAATTACAAAAGCAAGATGAACATTGGATGAAAGCAATGTGGAGACCAGCAATGGGCTGGCTCTATATGATTATCTGTTTTATGGACTTCGTTGCTTTTCCTGCGATTGCGATGTTTATGCCAATCATAGCTAAAGGAATGCCTTATCAGGCTTGGCAATCACTCACCCTATCAAATGGTGGATTGATTCATATGGCGTTTGGTGCTATCCTTGGTGTTGCTGCTTATGGTAGAACACAGGAAAAGGTGGCTAGCAAACAATAACACTTGACTTTTGCCATGAAATATAGTATAATGAAATTTATTAATGGGAGATATTATGGAATTTTACACAAATGTCCACATGCGTGGCAACAAAATATTTGTTAGAGGATATGACAAGGGACTTCGTGTAAAAGAGACAATTGATTATAAGCCATATGTTTTTATTAAAAAGCAGGGTGGTAAGTACAGTACATTAGACGGTAAGTCTGTAGATAAACTAGAATTTGGTGACATTTCTGACGCACGAGAATTCGTGAAGAGTTATGAAGGTGTATCAAATATGGAAATCTATGGGCTTACCGCTTTTCAATATCTCTACATCTTTGACAATTTCAAAGGCGACATCAACTATGATGCTACGCATGTCAAAGTAGGCACCCTCGACATTGAGTGCGCAGCCGATGAAGGTTTCCCCGACATTACCAAAGCAGACAAGGAACTGACCGCAATCACATTGCGTTGTCGGAACAGATCATATGTGTTTGGAT